GAGAGGTTCCACCTGCACCACCTCCGCCGCCGCCGCCGGTGCCACCGCTCGGAGGTATACCTCCGTATCCTCCATCAGTGTAAGCAGAGTTTGTGTAATGAGCCAGAGCTGCTTGGCCAGGGAAACCAGTAACACCAGACACGGCTCCGGCGCCTCCGTCACCTCCGGCCCCGCCTGATTTTGATAATGTAAAATTAATACCGCCGCCGCCTGCGCCGCCAAGACCAGGAGAAACTGCGCCATTCGCATGTCCTCCTCTAAGACCTCCAGTAGCTCCGGGAAATGAAATTAAAGATCCAAATGTGCTGGCCTCTCCAGGATTACCATCCTGGTATGTAAGGAATCGAGCTAGGCATGTTCCCAAAGACCCAGCATACGAAATTGCGGGTGTGACCGGAATGAATGAATATCCAAGAGTACTACCGGCGCCACCGCCGCCGCCACCGCCGCCGCCGAAGGTCGCGGAGAAGGCGCCGCCCGAGCCGCCGCCGCCACCGGCGCCGCAGCCTGCAATAAAAATAACTGAAACTCCAGCAGGTGTGGTCCAGTTAAAACTATAGTTGCCTGCGAGGACGCCAAGTGGAGAAACAATGCGAACAAATTTTAATCTAGAGATACTCATGTGCTGTACCCGTCACTTTGAGCAGCTCGCCAAGCCCTAAATTCCTCGAATTCTTGACGCAGTCCCCTCAGTCTATCAGCTTCATTATTTTGAAGAATAATTTCTTGCTCTCGTTTTTCCTGCCGATACGTATTCATCAGGCTTTGATTGTTTTGAAGCAATACGTTAAACTCGTCTTCCGGTAATACAAAGCTGCCATCTGGCGTAGTTATGTTGGCATCATCGACATAATAAAATTCTGTTATATACTCTGATGGTAAATCTACAGAGCCAGAACCACATTTTTTAAATACAACATACTTCATAATATTCCTATATCACGAGCCAATCTGTACCATTACTTACAATTGTCAATCCGCCCCAATCTACATCAATTGCCTTACCGGCATTAAGTCCTTCTATCTTATCAGTGCCGTTCGGAACGATCGTAATGGGGCTTGTAGAAGCGGCACCCGCTGCATCTTTTATAATCAAAACACGATACGTGGAGGATGCAGCAGTCGGAAGCAATACTAAGGCTTGACCTTGTAATGGATTTATAGCATTTGTAGTTATGAGCAATACAATATCATCCGCCACAACAGTATAATTTGTAAAAGGTCCAAGCGTTACGGCTCTTACGTTCAAAAATAAATTTATGTGTCTTCCGGCTACTTGATTTATCAATCCGTCAAAATTAATAAATCCGGCAGTATAGTTAATAGTCGGAGCGGTATTGTTTATAGTTGCCGAAGCATTGTTATTAATGGTCGCAACGGTATTAATTATTGTCGCAGTGTTATTAGTTATTGACGTAGATATGGAATTGGTCAGGGTAGTCGCGCTGACACTTAAATTGGTACCGATAACCGCTGCGTTAGTTTGAGTAAATTGTAAATGTGTTCCCAGCTCAAACGTAGATGGCGTCAAAACTATTTGTGGCGTTCCGGTAGTAGTGACGCTGACTTGAAAATTTCCATTATAATTATTTCCGCAATCCAACGCCGTAAGCTTCGTCCCGGGACTCACGATAGATGTATTGTATCGAATAAATTTAAACGTCGACAAAGCCGCGGAAGATGATTTATTAATCGTAACGTTATTATCCGCGACTACTATTTTACTATAATTTCCAAAAACTAATGATGTACCGACAACATCATTTATATATAGGAGCGTCAGCACAGTACTGAGATCTCCCCAAAAATAATTATCCGATACCGTAATGTTGGCAGCATTTGAATTTATGAAACAATTATTTCCAGGACCGCTGGAATCTCCAGATAATTTTCCAAATGCCCTTACCTTATTATTCATAAACTGAATATGATCCGCTGCACCATTCAATGTCTGGAATTGAACCGGCACGCTAAATCCATCAAATCCACATCCCGTAACTTTTAGCAATGTTGAATAACTGCTGACAACTGAAGCAGTCAGGTCAATTGCTTTAGCCGTACTGGTGGTAAGATTAGATCTTCCCAAAAACAATACTTCTGAGCAGGAAAGAGACCCTCCCTGCTCCAACGTAACCAATGCTATATTGGTACTTTGCGGATCTTTATACGTAAGATCACCAGTTACTTTTGGATATGGATAATTGTCCTGAATAACTAGGTTGGTAAGAGTGGTTGTTTTATAAGCTATGAATGGGTCGTAACCCACAACTGAACCAGTAACGGATTGCTCCGGCACTCTAAAAGGATCGGCTTTTATGTTAAAAAGCGCTCTTCCGGTTCCGTGTGCCACAACCGTGAGATTTACAAATCTTGCTCCCGCGCCTTCCCCCATTATGGTTACGCCCGGAGGAACCTGTACAGTACCGGATATCTTATATGTTCCGGCCTTAATGAATACCAATCCACCATCCTGAACACGAGAATAATTTGGATTGGATGGATTGGTAAAAAGATCATTCAGAACTGGATCAAAATACGGAACCGTATCATTAAGGGTTCCCGTAGCATACATATCGTAGGTAGAGCCTCCCACGACTACGAACTGTGCCGCGCCTTGAGAAACCGTATAGATTTCCTGAAGGACACCTTGAACGTTCGTGCTGGCGATTCCAGATATGGCAGTGGTGTCGATTTGTGAGGCTGTATGTCGGAATGACTCGCCTTTTATATGTTTTTCGAAATCGAACCTGTCCGTAACAAGTCTTCCGATTCCCTTTGTTTTATCAAAAACTACCATGGGCCAGCCTCACAATATAATACTCAAAATATGGTACAGAATAGCTAAATAACAATTGTATGGGTATGTCCGAGCCACTGAGTCTGCACGATTCCATCGATAATTTGATGAGAATGTCCCTGCGCGATGGATGTTGTTTGATTGACTTCGGAAAGCGTCGTCACGCCATCCACGACAACAATTTGGTGCGAATGAGGTAGGATTCCAGGGCTGCTAGCAATGCTCGTCGTGAGGACTCTAGGTAGTGGCGCGGCATCCCTCAATACTCTTACTTGATAAATAGGGTCGGTTTTTTGAATACGTTGTGCTTTAAATTTTTGCCCACCCATCAAACTTTGAAGCAATCTATTTCTACTTACCGAAAGAACTTCATATCTAAATTCTTCGTTTCCATCCTGATCAAACCGAATAATAAAATCACGATCTTTTATCGTCGGGACCGTAAGGGTCCAACAATCAAATATAATTCCCGGATCCAATCCAGCTTCTCCGGATTTTAATTTATCATCAACCGGACCAAAACGAACCATTATTCTTCGATCTGATCGTCTTTGATTAAAATATTGCTCCCAGCCGCTAACAAACCCTGAACCCAGACATACTGGACATCTATTATCAGGATATTCACTAGATGGTAAATAACACTTACAATAAATACCGGCTCGTTGTTTCTTGACCAAAACAACCGGCTCTCCAATTACGTTTAATAGGAATTCTTGTCGCTGATTGTTTTGTTCCTGAATCGACAACCCTCTCCGGACCCTACCGACTCCTCCGTACCCATCAGCGCAACCTTGTTCTCCGCCAATATACGTATCGACACATTCACCATTTAATAACAATGTTGGGTCGGTTCGGTGCCAACCTGCATAATCATACGATTGAAAATCTTCATTCGCGAGATCGCTGCTAGCGAGATCGCTTGTCATGAAATCTTTTAATCTTTGAGCGTAACCATCTGCTGTTCTGTATGAAAAATGATCAAGATCAAATCTGCAAAGAACATTATAAATTTTAGTATTCTGATCTTCCGTACCTAAAAACAAACCAATATTGGTATCTTGGATACGAGTTCCGTCGTACCCATCGGTATCGTGATGACTTGCGGTAGTGGCGGCGTAACCACGACCGCTTGAATTGGTTAAGAAAAAAGTAGCTCCCTTGACCGTATAACGGATCAGTTCTATACCGATCCGGATAAGTCCAGAATCAGGAAACCTTGTTGTCGAGATAACCGGAATAGTTGTATCGGTAGCCAGTATATTTTGTGTGAGCATGGTTGACGGATACGCAAACAGAACATCCGTCACTGGTATTAGTTGTGAGGGGGATACAATATTTGGATCATACTCAACGGCCCTGACTGCAAAAAAATACGTATCCCCGGGAGTCAAATCGGCAATCCTGGCTGAATTACCTGTCAGTGCGATGAATTTAACACCTTCTGAAAATACAGTTTCGGAATCCGTACTGTAATAGATATGATAGGCAATATTCAGTAGTACGGATTCAGGATAGGCCGTATTCCATTTAACTTCAACGGTAAAGCCATCATTAAATGCCGAAACTTCCGACACCCCAACTATGGTTCTGGATAGATAATACGGCATACCAGTCCTTAAACTTTAGCGCTCAGTTGTTCTTTTTTATTATTCTTTTCCGTTCCTTCTAATTCATGATAATCAAGCATACGATCAAGATACTTATCAGCCTCACCTGATCCAAACTCTTCCGATATCCATTGAATTTGATTCTGAAATCCTTCAATTTCCTGCGGAGAATCGAGATAATCTTCACCATCAGAAGAAGGGAGAGCTTCATCGGAAGTAGTTTGTTGTAGCTGATGAGTTATTTCATGAATCAGGTAAGAATAATCTTTATAAAAATCACCATCACAAAGAAGCTTATAATTAATGAATATTATTCCGTGTTTTGTTCTAGCGGAAACATCCAGGTCAGCAAAACATATAGGAATTTCTTTCAGATCCTCAATCGGCACATCATATTTACTAAATACTTCAAGCATTACAGGATCCTTCATGAGGAAGTGTTTTGCTCTCTGTATGACCCGTCTGAGTAATTCTGGAGAGAACGTTTTAACTTGCTGTAATGTAAAACGTTCCATTATATTAGCCTTCTTTCACGAAGGTGCCGTAGTTTCCTGTACTGAGGATTGGTAGAGCTGACACTCCAGGTTCCCAATCCAGATGGAGCCGGGCGCATATTGTTTTTGATATATTTTAGTTGTTCAAAGTAATTTTGCAAAACCGTGCCGTATTGAGAATTCAGAAGATCTGACACGGATGGTGGATTAAAACTAAGACCATTATCCGTAATGATGAATTCCCTACCTTTTTCGATCAGTGCTTTGCTCGCTAGAGCATAAATGGTAGCTCCACGGATCAAAATATCAAAAAACAGTTCTATGATCGGAGTATCTTCAAAAGTAAAGCTTGTAAATATAGGAGTTTGATTAAAATCACTAAGTGACATACAAAGCAAAGTAACCAATGTATCGATTGAAAATATATCACAATCAATATATACGGTATTTCCGTGCTCATCCGTACGGACAGCTTTGCCAGAACTGTTTAATCTGGCTTTCAGTCCTTTAAGAAGAATATTGATATTTCTGATTGCAGTTTGAGTATAGTTGAACCCCGGGTCATCACCCAGCGCTACGTAACCATCGGAGTTTAATTTTGGAAGATCTGTTCCCGAGACAATAAAATTAAATGTAGCTTCTAATGGAAATCCTGATACATTCCCTCTCCAGACATCATTATAAACGCCATTGTTTGGATTAATGCCGAATGTATAATCAAAACCATAGATGCCGGTTGAGAGACGATAGACTCCGGAGCTGGTAGGGGCGAGGGATACGAGACCGCTTGGTTCACGAATCGATACGGTTGGAAAAAGATCCAAATCAGTAGGTGTTCCGGAGTCATCTTTAAAAGTTGCTCGGAGCGTAATGGTATCTTTTGGATGAATTGTTTCGGCGCGGGTTTTTATCGCCATGAAAGCCTCCGAAATGTCCCGGGCCTCAGGAGCCCGTTATAGAAAAATTACCAAAAGGAACCTGTACCAACAGATCAATCGTTTCGTTCCTCAGAAGAGTCCCGTCCATTGTGAATTCCATCACCGCGATATACGTACCGACAGCCGAAGCACCGATCGGAAGTTTAAATTTATACGTATAGATTCCAGTTGAAAGTTTAGTCATGGCGGCCGGAAAACCTACAGCTAAAGTTGAATTGGGAAAATAAATAGCCTTAACGTTAGGTAATACCGCGGCATCCGCAAGACTCCCGTAACCATCAAGACAGGTAAGGGTAAGCGTGGCAGTCTGGCCTGGACTATACAGAATAGATCTCATCCTATGAGAATGGTGAAATACGCATATAATAACATTTTTGCAAACATGAAGTCTATCAAAACTATTGAAAAAACATTCTTTGTAACCAATATTTCCGATAGAAATGTTAGTCTGTGTGATCTTAATCTGACTATTCCGGCCAGAACAACTGTCAATCTTTTGTCTCGGGGCCATTACCATTTGACAGAAGAACAGTTAGAATTATCTAAATCCTCCGGATCTCTATTTAAAAAAAGAAGTCTTGTAAAAGTTAGAAAGATTCCACCTCAGCAAGAAATAATTTCTAAATATACATTAGGCGATGAAGTCCACAGCCCTAGTCGTACAAAATCTATTGTAGAGTCGGTTCAACCACAATACGAAGAGCTGAATATCTCTGATGATATGTTTGCTCAAGAAAATGTCGATATCGTATCGGCTGAGCGTAAAGACTATCTAAAATGAGCAATCTAGCTGAGAAAAATCAATCCGAAGAAAATGAGGAACCAGACTGTATGGTCAAATTAAAAGAAATAATTGACCAGTATAGACAATTGAATAAGTTATATGATCAGTGTATCGCAAGAATTAAGATAAATAATATAGAAAAGAATTCTAAGGTTTAAAATGGTTGACCGTAAAAAAAGTATAATTACTAAAAGTAGCCCTGATCTTCTTGAGGGCGAAAACGGTCTCCTTACGATCAGTGATGTAAATATTATTCTTGAAGCTAATCAAAAAGCGCTAACGATTTATCTTGAAGTAGAAAAACAAAACGAAGATATAATTAAATCATTATCTGAACAGAGCCAAAACTTCAAAAAAATTGATCTGATAAATGATAAACTGAAAGAAGTTATAGAGAATCAGGTTTCTTTGAAAGAAAAGATAACTGAAAACAAAGATCTTTTTGATAAAATCAAATCAAAAATAGATGAAATTGACCGCGCTATATTTAAACTGAGCATCATGATAGGCGGCGCGGGTGCAGGAAGTCTCATCACGATCATTCAAAGTGTTCTGAAACACTAAACTTTATATTATTGAAGAACCATTACGTTGGCAGCTTTTGGTTTGCCTTTTTTATTCACACCCATGGTGAATGATACTTTTTGTTCTTTCTTAAGAGTTCGGAATCCTTCCGAAACAATATCAGAGAAATGAACAAAAAGGTCATCCTGACCATCCAGGCCAATAAATCCGTAACCTTTACGTGGATCAAACCAAACTACCGTACCTTGAAACCGTTCTTCTTCTTTATTATCACTCATGATGCTTCCTAATAAATAATTTTCCCGTCAACCTCTAACGTATTGCTACTACCAAATATCCGATCAATCTGTACGATTCCATACAGAGCAATTTGCTTCCGTTCAACCGGATCCGTACACCGTTTCATCTGCTCATCTGTATTTTTGAGAATTTCCAACACTTCATGTTCGAATCCCAATTTTCTTGCAGTATTGAGAAGATTTCTCCTACTGATCTGTTCTGGTGTTGCTTTTACCATCATACCTTTATTGATTTGTTTTTAAACGTTACGTAGGGTTCAACAATACCCGGAACATTGGCTGTTCCATCCAGAACATAAACCAATATTCTTCCGTTGGGAAGTCGGGAACCAGGATAAACCCCAATAACCTTTAACCTTCCTGAATGCGTATATCCGTGGTGGTTGGCGCAAAGAATAGCGAGATTCATCGGATGATTCGTGGTATTTACCTCTGTACGTTCGCAAATGTGGTGTAGATGAAGATTTTCCCGTTCTTCACACCCTTCAATCTCACATTTGTTACGAATCAACTTCACTCTGCCCTATCTATATCCTGAAAATATACCTATGGCTTGAAATTCTTTCTTGCCAGATCGTATCCGATATTAAACATTCTTTTATAGCTTTCATGGCTAAAGTCCATCGAATCAGAAATTAGGCTGGTTTCTGGTCTCAAAACATTAAGTTTAATATAACGTTTACCTTCAGACAACCCCGCCGTTACTAATTTATTGTAAAAAATACAAGTATTTATATTATATTCCATAAGTTCATTCGACAATGTACTTAAAGTCCTTCCCAGAACATCAATCGTATTCCCCAACTTAGGATCATTGCTTCCTTCTGCTGGAGGATTGCAAACCAACATATCAATTTCATCCGCACCTAAATTAATAGCATCGGACAGATTTACTTGTTTCTTTAAGCCACCATCACTAAAGATATCATCGCCAATTTTAACCGGAATAAAGAATCCAGGATAACTGGAGCTGGCAATGACTCCCTTGATCAGATCATCATCTTTTTCCGTGAACATTCTATATTTATTCGTAACCAGTGAAACCGCACCTACACCGATCATTCTTCCGCTAGCTCTGATTCTTTTAAGATCAACATCTTTTTCTAACCAAGTAGTCAGGGGTGTTGAATCAAAAAGACTTTGTTTCCAGACGCTTGAAAGCTTTCCGAACGGCCACCAAGGTTTTATTACTTTTTCTTGAGAAATATTATTCCATTGATTTTCTAATTCAAGAAAAGCTTCTTTCGGCTGATCTTTTCTATGTTGAGCCAATACTGCTGAATTTATTGCACCGATGCTGATGCCGCAGACTCCGTCGTATTGAAGTTCAAGATCATTTAATAAATATTTCAAACAGCCTGTTTGAAACGCTCCTCTGCATGAACCACCCGACATTACAAGAAATCTCATTTTTATCCTAATATTTATTCATCGCCAATCGCTCCATAGAACGAAACCGTAGCAAAAGAACCTTTACTGCCAATAAATGGCCTGTTATCCGCTAATCTTATTGTGAATTCTACTCCGGTAGAATATGATAATGTTTTTACAGATCCGTATCTGAATGGCAGTTCAACCGTTTCTCCTGATGTTCCCCTGGGACCATTGGCTTTTGGTATCAGTGGATACTGTCCCAACGCTTCTTCTATAAGATTTTTCATATTTTTGAAATATGTTGTCTCGTATAGAAATTTATTTGGATAATCATATGGATTATAGACATAAGTATCGAAAACGATCGTATCGTTCAAAACGATATCACTGGTGTACTGTACATCCGCTACCTCAATATCAATTTTTTTATTAGGCGGCGGAGTCAATGTCCATTCAGATGTTGTAGCGTGGGAATAGCTGCACAATACCTCTTTTCCTGACCAATCATCAAAAGAATTTATGTAACCATCTTCATAAAAAATTTCATAATCACCACCAGAATCAGCAAATGGTTGCCGGTATGATTTTGCATACCCATCAACCGTCACCACAACATCGTAATTATGACCAACCTCTAATCTATAAATATAATCATGATACATTCTGCCAGACAGCATATCAATCCAATTAACATTATCACTTGACCATTGAAAACCATCAGAGCTTGTTAAAGTCTCTTCGGTTATTCTTTGGCTTCTCTGGTACCAACTGCATGGATCGGAAAAGTTATGAGAAACCAGTATAATATCCGTACCGACTCTAGGAAACGGAACCGTAATGTCTCTGCCTTCAGAGTCTATTTTTTTAATTGATTTATTTGCATTGTTTTTGTAATTATCTTCAAAATCAGTTTTATCAAGATCATTCTGTTCTTGAGTAATAGAGCCGTTCAGTAAGACAGTTTCCGGAATAGTTCCTTTCCAAATTTGACACAGATGAACTTCCGGCCCGTCGTATCCCCATACGGTATACATGACGCCATCATCATCATATTGGTGCAGAAACCTTTTGATTGCAAATATAACTTTCCAATCGGTCCAGCTATAATTTCTTTGTGTATAATTTTGTGCGATCGTAATGGCCATATTATTCCTTATTCATCGTATGAATCAAATGATCCTCTATAATTTATAGTTGTAGAGGAAGAAGTCGTGACGTACATTGTTAATACGACTGGTCCAGCAACCCTTATAACGGATCCATAAATCCGAGTAAACGGATTTGCCGCACCTGCCACGCTAATAAAGTCTGAAACTTGTCTTTCTACGTCATTCGAACCAGTCAAGGATTTCGTTCTGAGCACCGATACCGAAGTTCCGCCGGAAACTGTAGAGCTGTTACCATGATAGATTCCCGTAACGTTGCATGTTTTTCCGGTTATTACGTAATGATGAGCCCAGAAAGTAGCATTATCACCGGCTGCGATTGATCCAACAACCGTGCCGGTTTTGTTTACTCCGGTATAAAGTGAAATAATTCCGGCATTTACTAAGCCGGATCCAGCAGTCAATACTTCTATTTTTTCTATATGACATATAGTCGTCGTAACAAGATTCACGCCTGTAGTTCCGTTCAACGTAACATCTTCCGTACCGTTTGTTGTTCCGGTACTATTGACCCAAAAAATTCTAACTGTTCTGGCACCGGTACCGGCTGATTTATCGTTGGCGCTAGCAGAAGCTATGGATCCGGTAAAATTTGAAGTTTGTTGGGTATATGTGGTTTTACGTATAGATGAAGTAGTAACGGATGATAAAACAATCACGCCAACTGATAAATTAGGAGTTGAAGTGGTTGGAGCGGTGGTTACGGGAATGGCTGGTTGATTCGGACTCAACACTACTACTAAAGCTTGATCCGATACTCCTGGTGCAGTTGAAGCAGCCTTGACTGACGGAACCCTCAAAACACCTGCGCTGTCATAACCAGCAATTTGGGCCCCAACTGGCGGCTGTGTGGTGGACCCGGGCGTCCCTCCGAATAATATACTCGGATCCGATACATTAGAGGCTCGTAACGTAATATTAGCGGTACCGGAAGTAAATGCCGATACTATGATACGTGCCAACCCTGCGCCACCCACTCCAATTATGGTGCTGGATGTAGCAGTATTGGAAGAACTGAATACTATACTAGATACTTTGTTTCCACCGGTATTATCTATGTATGTGGAGTTCCAAGTAGTTCCGCCATTAAAAGAAACTTCTGCAAGAATAGTTCCGATTAATGTCCCGGCAGCCAACTGAAACCCAGCAGTTTCTCTACCGGCTAATGTTATCTGAACATTTGCATTAAGTGCATTGAGCGTTCCGGTAGCAGTGACGTCCGCAACCTGAACCGGAAGTGTATTATTTGGACTCACCGCAACTACAAGAGCAGGATCAGTCGCTATAGCCGCGGTACTGGCAGCTTTCACCGCAACTGGACCATTCGTAGCATCGGTTATCTTGGTAGACCAGGCATTGGCTAATGATGCGGAGGTTCCCTGATTAACTATACCGATAGTATTGCTACCAGTCGGGACAGGTGAATTAGGAGACAACGCAACAACAAAAGAAGTATCTCCGGCAACCGCAGCGGTACTGGCGGCTTTTACAGTTGCCCTGGTTCCCCTGGTGGTTCCGTCTTCAATTACATTGATCTGAGCGCGTTTAGAGTCTATTCTGGCTGCCGCGGCATCATTTTCAGTCAGTGCGGTACCCGCGACTTCATCGAAAATATAACCAACCGGTTGGACTCTAGTCGTACCATCGGTAAACGCACCATTATCTACTAATGACTGCGCAGTAATGCTAGCGTCTAGCGCAAGACCATTTGTTGTTCCGATATTCGCCGTTATGGTTCCGGATACTGGCTGCGTAACACCCGAGCCATCTACTCTTAGTAATCCAGTTGTGGTGAGTGATAGAGCACTCATCTGCCCATTAGTATAGGATGGGGCTGCCGTGGTAACGGATCCACCAATATACGTTGCAGAGGCGGGAGGAGTCGTGCCGGTAGTCGATACCGAAGGATTAGACGCTGAAATAGATCCGGTAATTCTTAATGCGCCAGATGTATCGAGTGATAACGGGCTAGATTGGCCGTTAGTATATGTTGGGGCAGTCGTGGTAACGGCGCCCAAATATAGTGTGCCGGATTGTCCAGATGTAGTCGAACCTTGGGTTAGAGTTAATTTAGCTAATGATGTTTCGGTTGCGGCGCCAGACGGTAACGGAAGTGATGCCGCGGACACTGCAAATGTCCCGGATCCGGCATTCGCCGTTACGGTCCAAGATCCTGATTGTGATGTTGGTATTGCGGATTGATCAGATGACAATACTACCGGAGTAGAACTGGCCATTGTTTTCTGGCCCAAAGTATTTATTCTAGATTGGAATCCAGACAAAGTCAGTATAGTTGCTAACGTTGATTCCGTAGCTGCTCCGGCTGGTAATGGAAGCGAAGCGGCCGATACAGGCTGTGTCACGGCTGATCCGTCTACACGTAACGCTCCTACTGTGGTGAGCGACAATGCGGACATTTGTCCCGTAGTATAGGAAGGTGCAGCTGTTGTTACGGATCCTCCTATATAGGTAGCGGATCCTGGAGGAGCGGAACCCGTCGTACTGACAGATGGATTGGTTACCGTAATGGCATTATTAGGACTGATCGCAACAACTAGAGCAGGATCCGAAGCAACCGCGGCTGTGCTGGCAGCTTTAACTGTTGCACGAGTGCCACGTGTGCTTCCATCCTCAATAACTAGTATCTGGGCACGTTTGTTGTCGATACGAGCTGCCGCGGCATCGTTCTCCGTTAACGATGTACCGGCGACCTCATCGAAGATGAATCCTACCGGTTGAACCCGTGTTGTTCCGTCAGTAAACGCCGCGTTATCAGCTACAGAGTGTGCAGTTAACGTCGTATCGAGTGCTAAACCATTGGTAGTGCCGATATTAGAAGTAACGGTACCAGATACAGGTTGAGTCGTACCGGACCCATCTACTCTTAAAAGTCCTGAAGTAGTTAGTGATAAAGCGCCTAAATTTCCAGTAGTGTAGGTTGGTGCGGCAGTCGTGACGGTTCCACCAGCCAATCCGGCAGTAGCGGGCGTAGTAGATCCGGTTGCTGATTCAGATGCGGTTTGAGATCTTAAATTAGCAGCTGTTGACTGTACGACTGTAAAGTTACCTGTACCGGCATTTGCGGTAACGGTTCCAGATACAGGCTGAGTCGTGGCAGAACTATCTGTTCGTAATGCCCCGGCAGTCGTTAAACTAAGAGGTGAAGTTTGAGCGGTCGTATAAGATGGCGCGGCTGTCGTGACAGCCCCCTGAACTAAATTGCCCTTTTGCCCAGAAGTAGTAGATCCTTGCGTTAATAAAATACCATTAACTGATGCATCAAGCGCTAATCCGTTAGTCGTTCCGATATTTGCCGTAACAGTTCCGCTGACTGGCTGTGTTACTGCGGATCCATCGACTTTTAATGCATTTAAACCTGTTACGGTAGCTGAATTACCACCTTGATTTATAGTTGCTAGCCATGGAGTAGTGTTGGCAGTATTACCCGGTTGAACTGTCCAGGTACCTGATTGGGTTGCTGCGACAGTTCCACTGACAGGTTGTGTTGCACCGGATCCATCAGTACGAAGCAAACCGCCAGTTGTTAGTGATAGTGCATTTAATTGACCAGTTGTATAGGTAGGTGCGGCGGTCGTGACAGAACCACCAATATATGTAGCGCTGCTGGGCGGTGACGCAGCGGTTGCCGATACTGAAGGGTTGGTTGCAGTGACGGTCCCGGTAACGGCAATAGTAGACTGATCTGTTGCCAGAACAACTGGTGTTGAATTGGCAGATGTTTTTTGGCCTAATGTATTTATTCTTCCGATAAATGTAGAATCGGCAAGTCGAGTGCCGAGAGTAGTTTCGGTTGCGGCACCCGTAGGTAATGGTAAAGATGCTGCGCTTATCGGCTGAGTCGTGCCGGAACCATCAACTCTTAACGCACCAGACGTTGTAAGTGATAATGGATTTATATTTCCAGTTGTATATGTAGGAGCCGCAGTAGTTACGGAACCACCGACAAGAGCTTGGGTACTGGATCCAAGTGCCGTTGATTGCGCTATAGTTAATTTGGCAAGAGTTACGTCGAGTGCCAAACCATTAGTAGTCCCGACATTAGCGGTTACGGTACCGCTGACCGGTTGGGTTACAGCCGAGCCATCGACTTTAAGAGCATTAGCTCCGGTAACGGTTGCTGAATTGCCGCCTTGATTAATAGTAGTTAACCAGGGAATAGTGTTGGCAGTGTTACCCGGCTGAACTGTCCAGGTACCGGATTGTGTTGCTGATACGGTTCCACTGACTGGTTGTGTCGTACCGGATCCGTCAGTACGTAATAGTCCTCCCGTTGTGAGGGACAAGGCAGATATTTGTCCCGTAGTATAGGAGGGAGCTGCCGTTGTGACGGATCCCCCAATATACGTAGCGGAGGCTGGAGGAGTTGAACCGGTAGTACTGACGGATGCATTTGCAGCCGTGACGGTCCCGCTGACCGTTATGGCGGTTCCTCCGGAAACACCTTGAATGCTAAGTACTCCTCCGGCTGGAGTCCCGGCGACACCCTGCCCGATCATTATGAGTCTTCCAGAAGAATCAGACCTTACGGTCCTGACTATACTTCCGTCACTCGCAGCAATTAATGTAGGATTGGTTGAGTTGGCTGCGGAACCATCCACGGCAGCTGGAGGCGACACAACGCGATTCGTAACGATATCTTTGTAGTTGGTTTCAAAATCAGTTTTATCAAGATCGTTTTGAACCTGATTGTAGCTTGCATTCGGAACTGTAACTTTGAAGATCAGGACGTAATATATTATATTTCCATCAAGTGAAAATATCTCATACGCGGTTGCGGTTTCTTCATACTGAATAGTAAGATTTTTACTCGAAACAGTACTTTTGAAAGATGTCCACGAAACATCTATTCTTATCAGACCTGAACCAATCTTTGCCATTATCGTGCCTTATTCTACTCTTGAGTAAATATAACCAGAAGATCAAATGTTCCGGCGGTAGTTGATGTTGCACATTTTACTGTCAGGCCTTCACCGGCTCTCAAAAGTACTGATTTTGAATCATTTGTTTTCTTTGCAAAAATTGGAAACATCGTTTGAAGATCATGATCAGAAGACTCAACGTCTTGTGCTCCGGGCCCCCATTCATCGCTGCTCCAAATATTTCGCCACAATAAAGTTGCCGATTCTCCCGCAACGGTTGCGTTGGTTCTGACGGTAACGTTTGAATCCAATGTATCGGCTGAATCCATTTTTTCAATCGCCGTGATAGCGGTTCCAGCGGAATGACCTATTATTCGTCTTAATTCAAATGTAATCGCGACCCCCGTAACACCACTGACTTTAACATTTACTAGATAAATTTCTTGTATTTTTATTCTAACGGAGCTGCCTACTGCATTCAGAATAGACCACATAGATTTATTATTAGCCGGAACGATTGCCGTGGCGAGCGCAGTAAATGTTGCTAATTCTCTATACAGAACCGATACATTATTATTAGGACTGATCGCTACTACCAATGCTGGATCCGCTGCCACGGCAGCTGTGCTGGCTGCTTTTACGGCAACCGGGCCATTCGTTGCATCGGTTATCTTGGTAGACCAGGCATTTGCCAAGGAAGCTGCGGTTCCTTGATTCGCCGTAACGGTACCGCTGACAGTTAATGTGGATTGATCCGATGCCAAAACAACAGGTGTAGAATTAGCAGATGTCTTTTGCCCTAATGTATTTATTCTGCCAGTAAATGTTGCATCGGCAAGTCGTGTTGATAGTGTAGTTTCGGTCGCGGCTCCGGTCGGAAGCGGTAACGATGCAGCACTGATGGGTTGAGTGACTCCAGAACCATCAACTCTTAATAATCCTCCTGTCGTAAGTGATAGTGCTGACATCTGACCAGTTGTATAGGTCGGAGCAGCAGTTGTTACGGATCCTCCGATATATGTAGCGCTGGCTGGAGGCGAAGACCCGGTTGTACTGACAGATGCATTATTAGCAGTAACGGTTCCTGTAACGGCAACTGTGTTGTTTGGAGATATCGCGACTACTAATGCCGGATCCGTCGCAACGGCAGCGGTACTGGCAGCCTTTACAGCTGTTCTGGTGCCTCTTGTCGTCGCGTCTTCAATTACTAAAATTTGAGCACGTTTCGTGTCAATTCTAGCGGCACCAGCATCATTTTCAGTTAATGCGGTACCGGCTGTTTCATCGAAAATAAAACCAATCGGCTGTACTCTAGTCGTACCATCAGTAAATACTGCATTGTCGACCAGACCAACAGTAGCAGAGGCATTGACCGTTACGGCTCCTTGATTTGAGGCAATAACGACTGGTATTGAATTTGCGCTAGTTTTTGAGCCAACCGTAGGAGCGGTTGAGCCGATCCAACTAGAATTATCTATTCTTAATGAACCGGTTGTAGTTAATGATAACGCTCCAAGATTTCCTGTTGTATAGGTAGGCGCGGCCGTTGTAACGGCTCCGCCTGAAAGAGATGCCGTTGCAGGTGTAGCGGAACCCGTTGCAGATTCGGAAGCTATCTGGGCTCTAAGATTCGCAGCAGTGGATTGAGATGCCGTTACAGCGATACTGCTTTGATCGGAAGCGATCACAACAGGTGTAGAATTGGCAGATGTTTTTTGCCCTAATGTATTAATTCTGGCCGTAAAAGTAGCATCGGCGAGACGAGTCGATAGGGTGGTTTCGGTAGCCGCACCAGTAGGAAGTGGTAACGATACAGCGCTGATAGGCTGGGTTGACCCGGATCCATCTGTTCGCAACAATCCTCCGGTCGTAAGGGAAAGAGCATTCATTTGCCCATTCGTATAAGACGGTGTCCCTGACGTTACCGAACCACCAATATAAGTAGCGCTGGCTGGAGGACTGGTCCCGGTAAGACTTACGGATGGATTGGTAGCGGTGATGCTTGAATTTGGACTTATCGAAACAACTAAAGCTGGATCTGTTGCGAGCGGCGCAGTACTGGCGGCTTTTACTGTTGCGGTGTTGGTTCCGTCAGTAATCCTTGTTGTTTGGGTTCCACCGGTAAGAGTTGCGTCGAGAGCCAAACCCCCTGTTGTTCCGATGTTGGAAGTTACGGTTCCGGAAACAGGTTGAGTAGTGCTGGATCCATCTACTCTTAAAGCTCCGGCAGTAGTTAATGAAAATGGGTTTATATTTCCAGTAGAGTAGGTAGGTGATGCGGTGGTAACGGAACCACCTACAAGAATCTGAGTGTTAGATCCTAATGCAGTTGATTGGGTTATTGTTAACTTGGCAACTGTTGCGTCGAGAGCTAATCCGCCAGTAGTGCCGATATTTGCCGTTACGGTTCCATTGACCGGCTGAGTTACTGCGGAACCATCTACTTTTAAAGCATTAGAGCCCGTAACCGTAGCAGAATTGCCACCTTGATTAATTGTAGTTAACCAGGGAGTCGTATTGGCAGTATTTCCTGGCTGTACAGTCCAGGTTCCGGATTGAGTTGCGGAAACTGTTCCGGATACATTGACATTTCTTCCAGTATTGATATCGACGACCGAAACATTAACTCCGGTAAATGTAGCTCCGGCTCCTGAAATTACCCATGAAACATTAACCGCACCTCCAGATAACGGATTGAGGGTCAGGCTAGTAATGACAGGTGCCGAATATGGCCCGAGTGATCCAGAAGAACCGAAGGTTGTTGTCTGATCGATCGGATCTACTTCATTAATATTAAAAGTAAGCTGAGGTGATGTTCCGGTTGGAGTTCCCGTGATATTAACTATTACTTTTAAATCTGGAGACGAAAACCCTGTCAGGACAATGTTTCCGTTCGTCGTAACGGTAGCATTAGATAGAGCAATCTGATGGTTCAGATTCTCAATTACTGGTTGCGGTCCTAAAAAGAATATTCCGGACATTAAATGTTCCTAACCGATGCTATGGCCGTGACTGTATTGCCGGAATAAGTCATTGTGCTGGTCAACTGCGCCACTACTGTTGATCCGTTAGCCGCATACACTCTAATAACTTCAGTCGTTACCTTATTAGATGTATAGGTATAATCTATTCGTTTTAAATTCGTAAGATCAGTTCTTTTCCAAGTTTCTTGTGTAATATTATTATTTGTCTTTATATTAGAATAGTTATTATCTGGCCTCGGAGGATCTACAGATAACAAAAGATCATAATTTAAAGTAGTGCTTCCGATAGATGTCGCGAGTTGTTGAATTGCATTCTGAACATCCGTAGCCGAGACAGCTGTCAATCCGGCCGGATTGAATCCAACTCTTAGAGATCCAGAATCGTACAGAAGATCCGCAGTCCCACCGGTAGAAGTGACGATCGATTCCACAACATCAATAGTGGTACTGTTGATGATAGAATTTATCGTATAGGTTCCCGCGGCTGCCGAACCGGTTATTTGGATCAAATCTCCCGCTTCAACCTGAACATCCGGATTATTAAATGTAAATCCCGATACAACAATTATGTTTGTTCCGGTGGTTGTAGAGACGATCGTAATGGTAGCGAAATATACTAATGTGGCGTCGGATATTAATTCATCCGCGTCAACAATTTCTGCATCAATAATGTCTTCTTTACGGATCTTGGACATCTACCTTAATAATAAGATAATGCCAATCAGGACTTAAGCTTATTATTTCTTATTTCGTTTTTTATCTATTGTTTGTGAAAGATCCTGAACTGAAATAAATGTTGACTTCTCTTGTTCTTCAATTAATTTTTTAATATTTTCTTTTTCTTGATCCGTCATATCATCTTCAGATTGTTTCTTTTGAGCTTCACGTATTTTTTCTTCCGCAATTTGTTTTTCAGCCATCAATACGAACGAATTCAATACATTGTATACAATACTGCTCTGCATTGCAAATGCAGACGCTTGCCCGTCCAGGGTTGCGGCTTGACGTCGTAATGTTTCGGCCTGTTGAACGCATGTTTGACGTTGGCGTTCAGATTCATTCATGATTTGAATCATCGTAGCTTCGTAAAATTCACGAAGCTTCGGATCCAATACTTCTTGTTCCACCGCATCAATGATTCGTTTTCTTAACTTATTAAGATCTTCTTGATATGACATATGGCTCTTTATAATTTTTTCAATTGCTGTCTTTTAATTTTAGCCACATGATTCGCAATAATCAAACATGGCTCACACACCACTGTATCTATATCGTTTGATTTTAAATGGTAAAATCTTGTTGGTTCGGGCTCGGTTCCGGGACCCAAACGTCGAAAAAATTCAGGCGCGGTGTGCCCAGAACTACACCAATGGTTCATCGGAGGTTCTTCCGTTTGGGAAATTACTAAATCCGGAACAGTTGGCCGCATACTACTATACCAAAAATATAATGGGTCGGAAGAAGATTGTTCTGAATCAATCCCTTCCGACCCATCTGTCTAGATCAGGTATATATTACGCGTACAGGTAATAATTGATATGGTCTTTATTTTTAACTTTTTGATAAAACGTAATGCTGGTCGTGCTGGTTTCGGCGTAATCATTTCCAGTCAGAACCGGACCTGGATCCTGAAGCAATCCTCTAACGAAAACAGTTAAATTCTGACCATTATTAGTACCGTCGAGAGTATAGGACTGACCACCCGGCAGTGTATGTGCGGTTCCGGCCGGGATATCCGCAGCCAGGCGCTCGATCGTTCTGACAAAAGTAGACGCGGCGATACTGTTTGATAGAGCCTGAAGAGATGCCGTAAGAGTCTGACCGCTCGTAAGGATACCGCCTGTATAAACACGATCTCCGATTTGAGTATTTAGCGTATTTAGAGCTTCGACAACTGACGGGGTTCCGTCAGGAAGATTGCTAAACACGAAAAAGTTAGTTGTATTGGTAAGGAGACCAGCAAGACTCGTAACGTTATCTCCGATACCAATGGTCGTACGGATATCATTAATATCTTGAGTTGTATCGGCATCACCGATGATACCATTAACAAGAGTCGTACGGAGCGCCGTATCAGTCATTAGGTCAAGACGCTCACGGTAACCGTAATACATATCAACGGTTGTTGGCTGAGCCGCTTCCCATGTGTACGCGACGGATGTTGAAAGTGCTGCATTTTTCGCAACCGCACGGAATTCAACTTCAACTGTATTGGGAGATGTCGAGGATCCTGCACGCGTTCTACCATAAATACGTTTTCCGGCATCGCCACCCGCCAGAACTTCCAACGCTGCCTCGGTGAGCGGATTGATAATCTCAACATAGCTGGATTCAAATGCACCGGCATCCGCTCCGTCTTGAATCGGTACACCCGTTCTATCGGTAGAAGTGGCGTGTTTAAGATTACCAGTATCGGAAAGAGTAATGAATGTATTGGTTACGGCGGTTGTTACGGCGTCAAATTTACGAGTAATCGTTAATGCCTTGGCATCGGTTGTTTTGTTTGCAATATTTGAAAGATTCGCCGGAACGTTCGTACCGACTGCCGTGGGACGCTGATACGTCGGAATCGGCGCAGAAAATGCCACACCCTTAATAGCGGCACGATCTGTTCTGGTGTAGTTGATATCATCTTCCAACATATACGGGCCACGTTCGGTCCACGTGATAGCACCGTTGTTTGCATCCGGAGCTACACCTGACGCATTACCAACTTTTACAGAGGTGGCAGAAATAAATTCACTTATTTCAAATGTACCGTTGTTACCTCCTGATGCGGCTCCGGAAACTGTCAAGAATCTTCCTCGTGATGAGGCAGTCATACCGGTCAATCCGGTAAGTGTCGATTCTCCAGCGCTGAATACCGTAATGTTCGCAACGGCTCCGGTTTGTCCAGAAAGAGGAGCGCCATAAAAAAGCGGCTCCTCCGCAAGGGTCATGGTTGGAGTTTGTGTAAAAGAACCAGCTATATCTAGAACCTGGTCCAAAAGATTATCAAGGGTTGTTGCCATTTTTGTTTCCGTTTAATAAAGGACTAAAATACTAACTCACTCACGCACTTATTGTAAATTTATGTTAAATTATAACTATAAAAGTTGTCATTGATATATAATAAAAATTTAACCACTTATAATAATTAGTTCTGTACAACATAATCGCACATTAACTGGCTTCTCGCAGCTGGACTGAAGCTTGTAATGATGACCGTATCGTACCCTGTTCCGGGTCCAGCTGATTCCTGTACGATATATTCGGAATCCTGTTTTAATGTTCTACCGTTATGTCGGACTTGAATTCGGAAAAGATTTCCGCTATACATTCCGTTAATAAATCTATCAGGTGTGGTGAATATTCTGTTTGCAGCATTCGTTACACCGATCAACTGAACACCCTGTCTGAATACATAATCCAATGTCACGGGGGTTCCTCCACCTCCGGTAATGGTCCCGGGCACGATCTGATCAATACCAATTTCCGTTCCTTTAATTATTCCAGAATCTTTCAAAAACTGCTTCTGTTCATCATTAAATTGCAGAAGATCAATATCACTGCACGTCACGATAATCTCTTTTGCAAACAACTTAACCATAATCTCGCCTTTTAGTAAGGAAGATCTGATATCAGCCTCGGCTACGCCCGGAATATCAAGGAGATCTCTCTCGTATCCATACGTTATAGGATAATGAAATATTCTTACTGTTTTCTTTGGATCTGAAATATTACGTACGGTAAAACATTGACGTTTCTTTTGAAACGGAGCAAAATCATTCATTCCAGACATGGCTATTGTCTCCTGATTATGGAATTGTGATTTCTAACTCTGGCTTTGCAAAAAATCCATCAACAATTTGATTCGTCATATCCTCATCTGAAACTTGCGAAACATTATCAGCTCGTTTTACCTGTAAATCCGGCTCAACACCTTGACTGACCAATTTATCCTGAATGGTAATGGTGACGCTTCTCTGGACTTCAGGGTTTTCTTTACTAGCCTTTACATCACCAAAAAGCTTCTCAATCAATGGATCAGATGATTTTTGTAAATTATTCTGAACCGGCGCACTATTCTTACTGATCCCGCCAAGATTATAATTTGCATAAATTGTTTTATGCAGCAAACGCTCATCTCGATCAATAATTAATTGTCTAAGTTCTTTCTGGTCTAATTTTTCAATATCTTCCGGTCGTAAACGATAACGAAGATAAAGTAATTCTTCAAGATAATTTAATTGTGGTTTAAAGAAATCAAAATCTTTTTGTTCTATCCTGAGTGTACTGTTGAGTGTCGCGGATAAAATTCTACAATAACTATCCAGCCAATCCGGGTCTCCATTAAAATCTTCTTTTATCGCATCCACGACTGATTTTAATTTGAAAAATGTTTTGATCTTATCAGATGAATCTTTATCAATGAATGGTTCTGACCGATGATAATTTTGTAGATTACGACGAGGATTTATTTGTGTTTCTTGATCAAATCTTCTTGTGTCGAAAGCAACCTTTATGATTTCACCTTTGGATGACACTGCATTCTTTATATGATTGATTCGCAAAGAACGAGCGGCGTCACGAGTCTGATCATCACGATTCAGGGCGTTTAGTATTTCATAAGTATATGCGTATAATTTAATCACGACTGGTGTCTATATGTCTAGAAATGGGTTGTTCCGTACAATATGGAAACGTATCTACCTTGCAATTAAATTTTTCACAAAACTGTTCCATATCAAACCTAGTTATACAATTAAGTCCTGAATTTATAGAATTCATTACAGATCTATTGCCATCACGATGTACCAATCCTAATATATGTCCAAGCTCATGCAAAGCTACTGACCTGAACTGTTTAGTGTTGGACATCCTACTCTGAACCAGTCCAATTCTAAAATTTTTCCAAGATTCATCTCTTTTCGCGAATCCTAAAACATTTAGTTTTTGTTTATAGATTGTAAGTGTCAAAGTATCCAGGTCAGTAATGATTGGGTCTGTATCCTGTACCACCTGTATAATGTTTCGATCCGGTGCAAATTCAGATGAACCGACATGCGAATAGGACCAGATCAGATTGAACTGAACTGTATTTACCGTGACTCGCTCCCATTCCTGAACTGCTTTTTGTAATTCAAGTAATTCTACAGATTCAAATCGGTAATCAACATATATTGTTGCGTTGAATACTGTATCGTTACTAACGGGCCACGTAACGGGCTGGACCGGAGCTGCCCGGATGATTGGTATTTTAGCTTTTCTACTTCCTTCGCAAGATAAAGAAAAAACTACGATAGCGCAGAGTATTAGACAGGGAAGGAACTTCGTGAGAAGTTTATTCCAGATTTTTCTTACGCCCCGTTGAAAGGCGAGACCCTGCACACTTATATGTTGTATTATTCAAATAACTAAGGCCCGGAAGTTACCTCCCGAGCCTTAATTAGAGAAAGGATGGTCAGGCCATCCCTTCATATCAGTTATCAGCCAGCCAGTACTGACTTACGACCAGCAGAAACGCCGCGGGCATTCAGGATGCCGCAACCGACGATTTCCGACACAACCCAGCCAAGCGACAGGCGCTTGGGCTCGTCTGCCGGAAGAACTTCAATGTCCTGCCGAACCGGCATGACTCCGACGAATTCCGGATCCGCGCACGCAAACACCGTTCCCGGGGGAACGATCTTGCTTACGATGATATCCGCGCCCCAGATGTGAGCATAAAGCCCCGTCTGGAGAACTTCACGCTGCGAAACTGGATCAAGCTCGCCACCACCAACGCCCTGACCACCACCCGAACCCCACTTGAGGATATCGGTAAATTCATTGATGTTCATGAAGTACTTGGTCGTTACGAGGTCCCAACGATCAACCTGAACTTTCAGCTCAAGGAGGTCGCGTTTGAGAAGACCCGCGTCCGTAACGTCCTGAACGGTGTTTTCCACCGAAGCGGCTGAATCAAGCGCTGCGAAGACGTTCGCGTCTTCCTGAGCCATGATTTCCTGACGTGCCTTCTGAACCGCACGATCAATCACGTTGAACCGACGACGCCGGACTTCCGCAATACGAACCGTGGGGTTGGATACGATTTCGAATTCCGGAACAACAACGCGATCACCGAATACACGGCTCTCCGGCGCTGAACCGTTGCTCGAAACAACTACCGCCGCGACATCAATATCACGGTCATACGTCGGTAGAGCGCCCTGCGGCAACATGTCTACAACAAGGGCTCTACGTGCCACCCCGTGGTAATCTAAATTTCTTCGGATCAAATTTGTTATCGCGCTTTGGGTTACCCGTTCGGCGCTTCTTTACTTCTCAGTAAAGTTCAGAATACATCATCATCCAATGATTGAATAATCAATCTATCGGCGTTTGGCATCTACTCGTTGAGGATTCTGGCATGAGTTTATATTTCATAGAATCAATTACATGCGGCCTGATAATATCAGATAACTTTTGTGTATTTTCTTTATTTAAAGTTATTTGATAATATTTTTTACCTTTGTAATTAAAAATCATCACTTTAGAATTTAAATCAAAACATGATTTTAAATAATCTCTAAGTAGATAATTTTCTGATTCTGTAAAACCCATTGAAGCGATTCTCATGTTTACTTTTGCATTTAGATTACCGTCATCCTGTACCCATACTGCTAGTGATAAGGGTGTTAGGTACATATCTAAATTTTTAGGAACATGTTTAACTCTATTTTCATCATAAAACATTTTGCCAAAAAAATTCAAATCTTGATGGCAAATCGTGGTAGTTTGAAACATAGTTGAATTTCTGGTTTTATTAACACTTTTATTAAAAGTATTAATAAACGGATCCAGCATTGCAACCTTCCAATGAAAATATTGTTCTTGCGCTTCACAGTGACCAAACGAAAATTTAAAGTTACCTTTAGTTGAATCTTTATAAAGACAACCGTCTCCAAGCATTCCTCCTACAATCAGTTGCTTTTGAACTGAGTTAAGTGGTACTTGTCGTAAAATATCATATTTACGAAGATTCGAAATTACTACTCTGTTGTGAGCTTTTAGTAATTTTGATAGAGAGGGTCCGGATATTTCATACCATTTGGACAATGATTTTATTGTTTCGCCATTATCAAATTTATTAATAATATCATTTACCTGATCAGGTGTCAGGTCCGAAATATAATTTCTTGTCCATTTTACTTTAGCAGCTTTGAGAATTTTTCTTACTGTTTCGTAACTTTTATCAAGTCGTTCAGCAATTTCTCTAACTGTTAATCCAGTCTCATAAAGAATTTTAATTTCTTCGTTTGTCACTTGCCAGTCTTTCCTGCTGATTGTCTATATCATCCATCTTCTGTTACTATAACGATTCCGTTTCCGGATAGACTAGCTGCGATGCGTAGCCTTTAGAGTGTTATAGTGAGATGGCTTTTAGAGTTTCCAGCATATGGCCAAATTCACATCCCATAATTACTTACGGGAGCCCCTATCCATTAAGGGTTTGCCATTGACTGCGCGAGGGCGATTTTACCGTCCTGCGTCAAAATGGCTCGTGAAATCAAAATGTCACGGGCCTCGTCCGTCATGGACCCGGCAAGTGACGTGTTTGATGGCTGATTTTCTTCCAGTACTGATGCGTACTTTGCGACCACCGATAGTGCGTCGCGGAGTGAACTCGCGTTGATTTCACCCTTGTTGTTAAACAAAGACATTCGTTTCCTTTTTGTTGAATGGTTTGCCAGTTTCCCAGCAGTAAAGGCAGAAATGCCACCTTCACATTTAATAAAAAGGTATGCCCATAATTTAAATAAAATTTAAAAAAAATATAATAACAGTCCGGACAAAACAAAACCCCCGACTGGATTTCCCAGCCGAGGGTCATGTTGATGACTGATTGATTAGACTGATCTGATCAATCAGTCATTCGTTATTACTTGCCGAGCCAGTGGAACACGGCCATGGTGAATCGCAGCTGCTCACCGAGTGAGCCTGACGGTGAATTAAGCGCCGAAGCGAGGTAATTCGGAGTCGTGACGAGAGACCCGTCAGTCGTGAATTCAACGAACCGTGCCATGATCGCACCACCGTTTGCAGTACCGGCGCCTGAGTTTGGAGTCAGAAGACCCGCTGGCGAGACATACAGTGCAGCCGCAACCGTAAGGGTTGAGTTGGTGGGCTGGAGACCCGTGGATGCCGTGGTATCGCATGCATCCAGCGTAACTCCATAAAGGCCCGCACGATTCCAACAAGTAACCTTGCCAGAACCCGTTGCCGTGTGCGGACCAAGCTGCGCGCCACCCGTCACAACCGTACCGGCCGTGCCACCGACTACGCTACCGAAAAGGGTACCGTAACCAGTCGTACCTTCGTCAGAGAGCCAATACGGACCCGCTGCGCCCGTGCCGAGTGTTGATGTTACGGCGGGACGACGCTGCGTGGTCGTACCGGCGTAACCGTCATCAATGTCCGAAGCGTGTTTGTCAGTTGCCTGATCCAAAGCAACGCCAACGAGCGTGACGACTTCGCCACCCTTCATCGCAGTAACCTGTGAATCAAGACCGTCAAACTGGCCAAGTGGATGAATATCTGATTGAAGAACTTTTAACATTTTGATTTCCTTTTGAAGCTACGTTGGCAGCTTCGCGAATCAATCGGATCTACCAAACTGATTCGGTCTTACATCTTGCGGCCTTAAGGCCGTTGCTTACATAATTCAAAAAAATATATACTTATTAGTAGTACGGTTGATTATTTTTTTAATAATTTACCGTTGCCAATTTTGAAACGCACGATCTGCCTGCTCAAGTTCATTAGGTTCTGCTTGAGTGTTGTCATTTGCCGGAACAGTTGTTGCGGGAGCCTCTTCATCACCTGGAATTTGTGGAGGAGCCGTTTCTTTCTTTTTAGCTTCTTCTTTTTTCTTTTCAGATTCTTCTTTTTTCTTTTCGCGATTAACAATCGTTTCTGCTGCTTTCTCTTGAAACGCTGCCAGTCTATTTTCCAATAAATCATTAGTAGAATTGATTGCTTCGGCAAGAGACTTTAGCGACATCTGAAGTCTCTCGAAATCATCACTCATCAATGACCATTTTCCTTTTCCAGACCAAAGATCTTTTAATGGACCCATAATCTGTCGTACTACTGATTCATCTTGTATCTGTGATCTAACATATTCTGTATTTCCTAACATATCAATGAAATCAGTTATTTTCTCACCGCGTTCTTTTAAATTTTCACTAAATTTAGTGACACTGGCTTTGGCTTCCGCACCTAATGTTTTGCCCATGTCCATAAGTTGTTTATGGGAGCTTGGCATAAATACTTTTGATTTTATCGATTCAAATTGTTTCGTTTCAGCCAATAAACTAGAAAGTTCATTTTTAAATTGTTGTAAATTTGTTTTAAATTCTTGTTTCAATGTATTTTCGCCGAAATCAGAATCATCCTTCAAATTATCTAATTTAGAGATTGCATCTTGTAGCGAAACCGTCAGTCCTTGATTGGCTGAAGAAATATGTTGGTATACCCAAATGGTGCCCAAAATGGCTGCTGCTGCACCGGCTACGATTGCAAGAGGGCCGATTGCTTCTTTTTTAATTGGTGATAGTTTATTCAAACACTCATCAGCTAAACTTCTAAGCTCTGTTTTATCACGATTATCAAGATCATTGGCTATCCGGATCAGCTCCATTGAAAGCTGATCCGCAGCATACTTGTGACTATAAAATACATGAAACTTTTTATCACGAATAACGTTTATATTAATGTTTTGGCGCTCCATCTCATTTTCAACCAAACCATTGATTTTATCATGTGCCGGTAGAATAACGGCAGGTTCTGGATGAGCCTGCTCCATAGTCAACGAGGCTTCCTTTTTGAAGCTTTTTGAGAAAAGACTCTCAAACTCTGGGCTGCGAAGCAGTTCCTGCATATCTGCCGCGACTGCATTACCAATCATATTTCTTTTCATTTTGGTTCCTATCGATCGTGCTGATCTCTTCTTTATCTTTCTTTCTGGCAGTCTTTACGAGACCATCCAGACCACGTTCACGGGCAAGTTTTGCATATTCTTCAAAAATTTCGCTTTTCATGATAACCTATATTTATAGTTAATTTGTAGTAGAATCTATCTAGCCCGTTGTGGTGTAACCGATTTGATTCGCCACATCTTCTATAAAGAAATTAACAACATCAGCTTTGCTTCTTATAGATTTTCCATCAACTTCCAGTGGTATGAAGGTAGAATTTGGAATATTATTTTTTGAATTTTCTGAACGTATCTCTTGAAGAAGAGTTCTGAATTTTCCAGACCCCGCTACTGCTGATTCTGTTTTATTTTTTAGTTCAGTAGATCCGAGCTCAGGATAGGCTTGATAAACCCACGACATAATAAGGTTCGGAATTTGATCAAAACGTACCGGGGCAGCCCAATTCGGATCCTCTTTTGTTTCACCAAAATTTGTTGATTTTAGTTTTTTCTTAGGAGTCACGATAGATCTGATGGCCGGACCTACTATTGGTTCTGCTACGGCAGCCGTATAATGTGCCGCTGTTTTCATGAGTAATGTTTTAAATAGAAATTTTAATATCTTGGCAATAAATCCTTTAATTCCAGTCAATGGAACAAATTTTGAAAGACCTTCTTTTACTACTTCTGTCGCGACTCCACCAGTTTTAGTAACTTGGTCATTTATGGTCTGTTTCAAAAGAGTCATTTGAGCAAATACGCGTCTAGATTCTGCAAATACGCGTCGAGATTCTGCAATTTTATCCTGACCATCGTCAGCGCTGCTTCCACCGCCAATTTTTTCATCAACCACGCTATTTACGGCTTGTGAAATTCCTTTTGACTTCACATCACCATTGTTCATCATTTCAGCTAGCTTTTTAAGAATATCTTCTGCAATCTTTGTAGGGTTTAATCCTAAAAGTTCCATTCCGGCTTCCACCAGCACGCCTAACCACCACGGCATGATTGTATAAAACAGAACCTGTCCGGACAGACTCAACAGACTCGCGCCAGGATTGTTTGGATCCCAATGAATCGCATCCTGTACTTTTGAACTTATCCAGGACCATACGCCAGCATCAGCCGTTTTAATGAACTGATCGGATCTAGCAAACGATTCAATATTTATTGAATCAGCAATATATTCAATATCTAGCATCCCGCACTCCTGTTGCCGCGTCAAAGACGCAACGTAGCTTGTTCCTGAGTTTGCGCTCCCTGAGCCGCATACATTACTTTATTTAGTGCTTGAATCCAATAATTACCAACTGAATCTTGAGTACTGATAAAACTAGGCTTGATTGTTATGTTACGATTAACCATCAATACCAATTGTATTATTGAACGCAAGTGCGATACCGTATTGGCAATATCTGCACCGCGCCCACGCAATGGTTTCTCATTGCTTTTAAGCAAAAGGCCGAAATTCTTCAATAAATCTTCGCCTCCGCGAGCTTCTACACGAGAGATCGGAATTTTTGTATCAGATAAATAATTAGCCATTACGGTTCTGATATTTGCCTCGATACTCTGAATCTGTGTATTAATAATAGCCAGTCTATTAATTATAAGCTGATATGATGTGCTTGTGCCAATTGGTTTTTGGTACATTAGAGAAATAAGATTAGAAAAACCTTTATCTTGCAAAAAAGCTTTAACTATATCACAGTAATTAATAATAAGCTGTAAATCTAGTTCATCTATTTGCAACGGTTCTGTTCCGAGTTTAGCAATTACTGGATTCTGCTCACTAATGGGTTCCGTCGTAATGTTTCCGTTAGGGCCGGTCGGAACCGGAACAGAAGTTTCAACAGTATCCGGCCCGGCCGCCGTGCCAGGACTGCCCGACCCTGATGCCTCTTGCTTAGTTCCTTTCGTAACGGCCAAAGCCTGACCTTCAGGTTTATCAGCGCTTTGTCCCTGAAAAACTTCATTAATATTTATTCCCAAGGATAATTGCTTATTTGCCTGAGTAATAAGTTTATTAACTGCTACCCAATAAAGTCTTGCCTTTGTAGTTTCGTCGGATTTTTCATCCTTTTTATTCGCCTCGTCATATTCCTGAACGGCTTCTTTTACTAAATATTCAAGATATTGTTTGATTCCTTCCATGTATATCTTGAATGCAGGTTGGTCTTTCGGGTATAACGTGTATTGATTATCTCGATCTCCAGCCGATTCAAACGTTATCTTGCCATCAATTTCTCTTCGCAACCAAACCAAACGCATATTATCCATTACGAGGGGATTTATTCCAATAAATGTCAAAAATGCATTAAGATTGAAAAGATCATCAAACGTCGGTGTGACAGAGCTGGCCTGCTGTCCAGTCGTGTCTCCTTCAATCTGTACCGTTTGAAATTCAGATTTCAGCTTATCCAGCAAACCCGTTACGATAGTTCCGTCAGACGGATCTGCCTGCTGCGCTATTCTGAGCAGCTGATTTATAAGTGAAGTATCTTTTGTAATGAAAGACATCGCGCTGTCCGATCTATTAGGTTCTGAATGAATCCTGCACTATGCCGTATATAGTGTTGAAAATGGCTAATAACTCAGGTCCGTTCTTGACCGACCTGACATCTGCTCCATCCTGGACTCTAATGTTATTTTTTAAATAATCAGAAAAAGTTGATTTGTTCTCAAGATTAACATACCGGATCCGTACAGGATTGGATCCCGGAACAGGCTGGCCCTTAGTAGTAAAGACTCCCGGAATAGCTATTGGTTGACCTGATTTATTATTGAGAGGTGAATCCTTAATTGCTTTGTATCGTTCTAGATTATTGCCAAGAGCTTTTTCTAGAGTGCTGGCCTGGTTCACTCCCTTACCCATAGGAGTTTTTCCTCCCACGACATCTTTCATCGATCCCGTTGTAATTCGGTCTCGGAACGTTTTGAAAAGCATGACAGTTGCGTTGAGGTAAGGAAGAAGTCTTGTCGCGCGTTCTGAATCATCAAGACTTAACTTTTTTGGATCCGGCGGAATCAATTTACTCATTGAATCAGCCTGAGCATCATTTAATATGTTATTTTCAAACTTCATTTCCTTGAACATACTGACCATGCCCTTGGCAAACGCGGCAGTATTATTCAAAGAATTGTTTGTTCTGGGTCCCCACAGACCATCAGGAGATTGCTCATCAGACTGGTTATGTTTGCCTACAGATTTGATATCATCGAGAAAATAACTAAGATTATCTGTTGGCCTGCGCTTCCATGATCCGGCTTGACCCGGAACCGGCCCTACTTGCCGCTCACGTCCTGAGCCCTGGATAGATTCTGGATCGTTATCGTATTGTCTTCCCTGATCCGACGTTACGTAATTGGTCAGCAGGTACGACATAAAATTTTGGTATTTTGCTTTGGCCGCATCAAATGCCATTGCATATTGGCCTTCCGTAGGTCTGGTCGCGGCATTGAAAACATCATTTGCTTGGATCAAACTATGAAGCTCAAGGAGTTTTCTTTGCATCTCATTAACTGAATTGGATGGGGCAGCACGACCACCACTACTTGCAGGTCCGGCTCCTCCTGTGGCTCCGCTGGCTCCAGTAGTTCCACTTACTCCTGTTGCTCCGCTGGCCCCTGTTGCTCCGCTGGCCCCTGTTGCTCCGCTGGCCTCTGTTGCTCCGCTGGCCCCTGTTGCTCCGCTGGCCCCTGTTGCTCCGGGTGTATTATTACTTCCTGCCGCAACTTTATTCGGAATCATTAAGAGCCGCCATAACCATTTTAATGGTTCTGTTTTTATCTTTTTGAAAGGACGCAGACTTAATTGTCAGAAGAATTTTTTTATGCTGATCCAGCTGACCCATCATAAGTCCATTATCATCCTTGGCCGGAATGATCTCAACCGATCCTTCCGGATGAGCCAGTTCAAGCAATTCTTCTCCGGTTTCATCCTGAATATTATAAAGTGATGCCGCGGAAGATGCTTTTATATAGCTTAGTAGTTTCGTTTCAAGGTTAGCAGCATGCCGTTCAAAACCGTCTTCTCTTAGTTTTGCGCATAAAACCAGAACATTTGATTTTACATCATTCATAATTATCTCCACGATTCATCTGTTATACTTTATTATCCAAGTTAAAATAATATATTAATTTAATACCAAAGAAATTCAAGCGATCCCAGGACCGATGAAGGGGGACCGGTGACGATCGCTACGGCTGGATGGTGAGTCGTTGGCTGTCTCGTCGTGAGGAGACCATTCTCGCTTACAAATAAATTCGAATTCAACATATAGACCTGATTCGTTTCATACATATCAGTACTACCGATGAACCGCTGAAACCAAACCGTTACTCTTCCTGACCCTTGTGTGGAATCGTCTCCGATAATATTTGGTATTTGATAACGATAATTAACTATAGCTCGAATGGAATCGGGTGTTCCGGAACCGGCCTGGTCAAAATTCAACTCTGTTCCCGCGACAAACGTCACGACTCCATTTCTAGCATTCAATGCCATGGATATGCTGGAGGCAAAACTGGATTGAATAACATTTGGATTTTTCAGTTCTATCTTGACATCAACCGGTGTGACTAGTTTTCCGGCACTATTCAGGACGCCCATGGCTGGTGCTATTACGGTTTCGTTCCATGAAGGTGCCGTAAATGCCCGTGTTCTTATGTCATCAATGATTCCTATGGGTGCCCGACCATCGCTAACTCCGCATACAATCTGATTGCCTGATGTGGTTAGTTGGGCAATCATCCCGCCTTCAAATTCTGAACTAGGATCAACAATAAAAGAAAACGGGAGACTATTGCCTATCTGAATTAATCTAAATGCCATATTTACTTGCCCGTCTAAAAATTATTCGTCTTCAAAATCTAAAAGCCTCTCAACCTCTTCTAATTCTTCTTGAGAAATTTCAAGGTCAGTATCTATCTTTTCATCTTTAGAATCGGCATAATCTTTTCTAGGAAACAGTGTTCCGGTTTCCAAAAGATTAGTAACTTCCTGATCCGATTCAGGTTTGATTTTATCAATCAATATAGATAATGTTTCGGCTTCCCTGACTAACCCTGATGATTGAAGGTCCGTCAAGGCACTTCGTAACAATGCAACGGTTTCGGTATAATCTTTTGACTGATTATCAATCAGCCGATCCTGCATATGCTGTGCCATTTCGTTGGCGGATGATTTCTTTAAAAACATTTTTCACCTAAACTTTCAAGCAAACGAGTAACGACCTCAGAAGAAGATCGGTACCCTTGACGATCAAGCCGCTCTGCCGCGCGATCCAATTTTTCCATTGCCGAAACAATCAAAACATTAGATTCTTTTGCGTCAGATTCTTGAAGATTTTGCTGCATCGCAGCTTCTAATTCATTAGCTATGGTCATGTTGATATTTTCCTCATAGTCTCTATATCATTTGCCCGAAACACGTTGATCAGATTGAGATACCGGGATCTCATACATGCAATCATATGTTCCGGCTCTGACTTGATTCAATGTTTCGTAGAATTTACTAAAATATGCAGGAATGGTTTTAGTAAGATTAATTTTTATATTTTCTAAATCTGGTAGAATATGTGCGGCCGGAAGTGATGATGGAGTCGGATCGACAGCGATTCTCACCAATTCAACGTCATTGCTCTTATTCACCTGTACAATCAAATGAAATGATTCAATTTGTTTGTTTTTAGATAAATTTTGCTCATTATAGCGTTTCAATTCATCAGTAAAATTAATAATACCGTGTTGAGGGGTCATGGAAGCGTTTTGAATTGTTCGGGTGAGATCATAAGACGTTTCTTGTGCAAATGAAAAAAGCCCGCCAGGAAAATCCTGACGAGCCTTTTCCGAAAAGTATTTATTTGCTACTTTTTTTTTAACTCTTCTTTTTTATCTTTTGCGTCAGCTTTAGACTTTGCATCTTTTGCTTTATCGGCATCCTTTGCTTTAGGATCCTTTGCTTTATCTGCGTCTTTTGCTTTCGGATCCTTTGACTTTGCGCCAGCCTTATCTGCGTCTTTTGCTTTCGGATCCTTTGACTTTGCGCCAGCCTTATCTGCGTCTTTTGCTTTCGGATCTTTTTTAGATTTTTTGTCGTCTTCTTCTGATTTCTTTTTCGCCTCAACAACAATCATATCGGCGAGCTTTAAGCTAAGTTCCGCGGTACGGTTGAGACCTACCTCGTCCAACACTTCCGACACTTTCATAAGATAACCCAACACGTCATAAATATTTGCTAACTTCTTTTCTGGACAGGGTGCGCAATCCGTTGCCGCGCCACAATCCTCTGCATGAGTACAATCTTCGCTTTTGCATTTACCTTTGTGGGTGCATGATACCTCAACAGTCAACGAGGCTTCCTTTTTGAAGCTTTTTGAGAAAAGACTCTCAAACTCTTGGCTGCGAAGCAGTTCCTGCATATCTGCCGCGACTGCATTACCAATCATATTTCTTTTCATTTTGGTTCCTATTGATTGGTTGATTAGTAACGACGGTTTGCGAAGGCGCGGTTGAGACTGCTTACAAAGTCATCTCCCTGAGGAGCTGCATCGGCAAACGGGTCACCATTGCCAAGTTGACCAACAACCGGAAGTCTTGAAAGAGAAGCCTCTTTCGTAAACTGAGTCGGTACGTGCCGCGCAACAACACGTTTCAGGCTATCAAAAGCCTCATCATTGTACTGCATGATCTCATTTACCTGTGCCGTTACGACCTCACGGTCACGCGCGCAGATTCCACGTTCAACCATGTCGTACGCAAGCTCATACGCACGAGCAATCTTGGTCCGGTATACAGACATTTCTTCCGCAACCGCTGCCTTGACATGCTCCTTAACCAGCTCAGAGGCGAATTCTGAACCACCTTCTGCATCGGCCCACATTTTCTTGAAGTATTTGACTGCATCGGCATCCACACCATGCGCGACCAAACCATCAACTTCTTCCGCTTTGAGCTTGCCCGATTTAACAAGTGCCAGGATATCCGCAGCTTCTTTACGAACCTTCGCCGGAGCCGTTGCGACTTCCAACATGCGCTCCTGATTCTCCTCAAGAGTCTCGACAAGCGCGAGATCGCCCTGTGGTTTCATGTCAAACTTCGGAGTCGTTCCGCCACCTTTGTGCGCCTGATCAAGCATCGGTGAGTATTTCATATCACCAGCAAGTTTCGCACGATATGCAGACCGACCTTTTTTGGTCGTTAGGTCGAAACTAGCTTTTGATTGTAGTTTGACGCCCGCAGTCTGCATCTTGGCAAGATCCTTTTCATCCATCGTTACATCGATGGCTGGATTTGAATCCCCGTGCATTTCATCACCGTGCATTTCATGCCCATGAGCTTCCTCTTCATGATCTTCCTCTTCATGATCTTCCTCTTCATGATCTTCTGGTAGAAGGCCTAACTCGGCAAGAATTTCTTTATCATTAAATTCATCGGCTGATGCACTGGGACTGTCGTCGCCCATATCCATATTTGACATATTCATATCCTGAGCCTCTGTTACGAGAACTTTTTCAATCGCAGCGCGTTTAAGCATTGAATCCGTACCGAGTGAGTATTTGTTATAAGCGCTGCCTAATTCAGCTGCTTCTGCCATGATCTTATTGGCTTCGTTTACTGCATCTTCAGAAATCGCTTCAACATACTCGCGGTTGGTATCGGTGACACCGTTCTGATCGTACAGGCTCGAAATCAACTTCAGCTCTTCAATGCTGTCGGATAGATCCCGGCCACATTTGCGCAGTTCAGTATACAGCTGTGCATTCAGCTCACGACGCATCTTGAATAGTGATGCGGTTGCTTTCGGGAGTGCGTCATCCATTTCGGGACCCATATCGACCTGCTCATCTTTTAGGTTCGAAATTTCTTCTTTTACATCAGAAAGAAGGTTCGTTGCCTTATCAACGAGGGTCAGAATGGTCTCTTTTGGATTTCCAGATCCACCTTTATTTGCCTCATCCGCGTCATCCGTTTCTGGGGCCGCGCTAGGTGCGGGTGCCGGTGCCGGTGCCGGTGCCTCAGCCGGGGCAGCGAGGGCCGCCGGTGCAGCCGCGGGCATTTCTGGCATCGCGGGCATCGCGGGCATTTCCTGTGCTGCTTTGTAAAGTGAAGCGGCTTTTTCAAGACCAACGCTCTTTACTTTTTGAAGCATCTTGGTGCCGAATGCTTTGGTTGCGATTACATCGTACAGGGTATCGACGCGACCTCCCGAGAGGTCTTTCACGGATGCCGTGAGAACCAATTTATTATTCGAAAATACTTGCCATACGCTATTTGCACGATCCTGCGCACCCGTTGGAGTGGCCGCTTTAACAAATTTTGCAGTTAAGCTTGCACGGCCCAACATCTCTTTGCGCTTTAGTTCGTCTTTCTGAGCGGCTGATTCTGGGGATGGGTGAAGTCCGTCAACCTTGCCAACGCCGGGAAACGGAGCCTGGCCATTCATCTGACGATCCATTTTGTCACGAATCGAATCGGCATCCTCTTTAGGATACTGCGCTTTACCTGGAGTCGGATCATTCTTACTGTCTCCGCTCTGGAAATAAGCAACCTTCGCCTGCTCGACTGCCAATTTGCGCCGGGCTGCACGCTCATCGGCTTCGGCGCGGGCGAGCATTTTCTTTCGCTCCATCTCGCTCATTCCAACCGACTCGGGGCCTGGATGCATTCCGTCAACGGGACCTGTATCCATCTGGCCTTCCATATGTTTATCGCCGCGTTCACGTAACGCATTGTTCTGCGGCTCAGCCGGATACTTTGTTTGACCTGGGGTTGGCATGTTCACGCCACCACCCTCGCTACCTGCACCCTGAAAATACCCTTTTTTATTCATGTTGGTTTCCCTTAATCCATCCTTCAAATTAGAAAGCTTACTAAATTCTTGCTGAATAATTGATAAAGTGTTATAGATAGAATCTTTTATTTCGTTAAACTTCCGAATCAATACTTCATTATTGTCAGAAGCTTCAACTAAATTATCTATTTTCTTATCTTCTTCATCAAATTTTTCTGAAATCGGTTCTTCCGTGACTTCTTTACTCATGGCCTCGGCCTCAGAGCCTGTCGTGTCTTGTTTGATTGATTCGAATTCACGAACCAAATCATTCAGCCCATTCTTAATGTCATCAACAATTTTTTCTTTAATCTCGTTGACCTTATCAATCGCAAGATCAGACATTTCCGAAGCCAGCTCTCCCTGCTTCATTTCAGCATATCTTGAAAGGGAATTGGCCGCAGCGATAATATGCTTGATCTTTGCTTTGGGATCGGCGCCGTTCACAACGATCGAAAGCTCAATTGGCTGAAGATCAAGATTGATTTCGCCGTAACAAGATTTTGAACGCATATGATTGCAAAAATCTTGTTCAGTCCGGGCAACTTGCCCACAATCCGAACAAACAGCTCTCAATACTGCCGTTCCCATGGAAACGGATGTCGCGTACCCTGATTTTACTTTATGTGCCAGATCTGGATAATTTTTCTTATCCAAGGCACACAGAGCTATGACACGCTTGCCTATATGGTCATAATACGTATCAACAATTATGCCGCGTATATAGTCGACAGAATTTGATTTATGATCAATGCATAATGGTTTTCCGATCCACTTCTTATATGCCTTAAGAAGTTCGCGCTCCGGAAAAATATCTAGATTGTTATTTTTGAATGGACGTATAGATGGATCATTGCTGACCCAACGTATCGAGTCTCCACGGTCTTCCCAATGAGCTTCGGCTTTCTTACCATTAGCAAGAAGTTTCGTGGTCCCGTCAGCATTCACAAGAGCATGCTCCGCTGCATGCATCATCACGGCTGAGAAATAAAGAAAATCATCAGCCTTCGGAGCAATACGCTTCAATTCAACAGCGAATTTACGAAAATTAGCTTCGATCTCGGGATCAGTCAGGACCGCTTCTGACGAAAGTATATTAGTAGTAGAGATCTCGAACGATTGTCCTATTTTAAGAAACATTTAGTTACTCTCGGGTTTCTTGCTAGGTAGCGGTTTCGTAATTTGCAATTTATCCTGCACCAACGGTGAGGTTCCGTCTGACTCTAATTCAACATCCGTAGCCACTTTTGAATGATTGATTCGAGCTGAGTCAATCTCATCCTGATCTTCAATAACTGTTAAGATTTTTCCATCGCCGCGTTTAATTATCATGAATCCTCAAATAAAATATTATAAGTTTGGTAAAAATATGTGTTTAAATTGACTGCAATTTTTCTTTTTCTTTTATAAATTTATCATACCAGTTGCTATCCAATATATCATTTTGCATAAATTTCGCTACTCGCTCGTCAATAAGTTGTTTCAATTCTTTTATCTTTTTATTCAATTTATCTATCGCGGCAATGTTCAGTTCTTTAAATTCCTTTGCCTGCATGGCATCGAAAGTCTCGCAAAAATCATCAAAACATTGTGATAGGTCTTCCATACAGCCATCAAAAGAACTGATCATTTTTTCAACTTGAGTATCCGAAGAAAACTCATTAAGAAGATCGCTGCACTTAAATGCCTCTTCCTGGATGGATAAAAATTTAATTTTTGCCTCATCACGATAATTTCTAAATACCGACCTGAATTTCCAAATCTGCTCTGGAGTTATATCCTGATTCTCTTTAAATGGAATCTGTATCTTATCTAGGTGACTCTGAAATGCATCACACGTAAGGATCAGTTTATCTAATCCGTCTAAACATTTCTCAGCCCTGACCTGTTCGGCATCGCTAATGTCATAATTCATTCTCATGTTAAAAGAGTATTTTTTCATACGAAACCGCCTCCCACGCCAACCGGGCCAAAACAATTCATTGCAGTATAATTATCAAATTCGCCCACACGAGGCACAGATTCTCCAACAAATCTTGGATCCGTAGGAATTTCTCTATTATCCCAAAAATCTAAATTCGTTGACCATTGATTTACAATTCCGTATTGTTCTTGAGGCGTCACGTCAGAATCGTACGGTGCGAAAGAATTCTGAAAATTATTATTGAATTTTGAATCAGCAATATAATCGCTCTGCATCGGAATATCAAAAGCTGAATTATCATCCATAACTTTCATATATGCACGAGTCACTTCAGTAGGTAGATTTTTTCCAAAATCCAATTTAATAGCCTCTTCACGTGCCTTTTCAGCAGGCCATTTATTCTGGATCCTATACAAGGCAACCATCAATCCAGTTCTATCCTTGCCCTGAAGACAATGGACAAATGTTTTTCCATCTTCAGGACTATTGCCGTTGTACCGAAATAGTTCATTCAGATCGATAGATTTTAATTTATGTAAAGAATTGTATTGTTTTACAAATATCGGAATCATAATATGCTGGATTCCTAATATAAAACATATTTCTGATATTTCATTACCAGAGTTGAAATCAAGGCTTATGATTCTTTTTACATTAAAACGTTTATTCAGTATAATTACATCTTGACGTGTTGGAGCGGAGCCCCTCAAAACATACGGATCTACCTGTACAAAACGGCGAATCATTGGCTACCTGTCATCAAATGATTAGCTATTTCTTTCAAAACCTCTCGTATATATTGTGGATTTTGATTCGTCAGGACGTTTTTAACAAGAGTTATTGATTGTCCGATAGATGCAGAGACCGGAGTCTTCTTCGAAGCTATGTCTAATTCATTTAAGTTTTGAATTTTTGTAGCAAGGTTCTGCATAGACCTGGTTCGTGATTCTGGAGATATTCTTCTTAAAAGAAACTTTATAAAGTCAGACAAATATCTAGCGGCAATTTTAGGGTCACCAAGATTAACCGGTTCGGCTGTTTTTACTAGTCCTGAAATTATATTACTGGCATGCCGATCTTCCAACTGAATAGGCTGGATCGCATGTAATATATTTAAAGTTTTACTGATAGCCATGATTTCACATTTATCAGGATATTTATAGCAGTAAAGATCAAAATAAAATTTAAATACAGATCTAAAACCCTCTAGTATCGTTTCATCACCAGATTGTCTTAATTGACGATGAATTTCTGAATAAGTTAATTCTTTTATAGAGTTGAGATTGGTCGAGATCGTGGTTTCGGATGCTTTCTTTTTAAATTTTGATTTATGTTTAAACCACTCAACCATACGTAATCTTTCCTTGGCTTCTTCTAGAGTCGTGTAGGTACCGAGATTTCGGCCTTTTTTAGACACGACTCTATATTTCCCGTTAGGAAGTTTACGTATAAATGATAATTTAATCATTTGCGATGTTGTTAGCTCTGAGCCCTGCTAATTTCTTTAACTCAAAAATTCTTTTGTTTCTAGAAACTTTTTCATGATCCATGAGAGTTCCTGGATTACTAGCGATGGTACTGGCTGATTTTACAATAAAATACATTTCATCACTATAACGATTAACGAATGTTTTATGAAAATCTGACAATAATTCCATAACCTCATCTTGGCCCGCATTAACAATAAGGTATGGTAATCCACTAGATCTGAATTGAGAGTCAACCTTCAGGTCATGCCTTAACGATGATTTGAGCATCATTAAATAAGATGTTTGAGTTGGCAGATCCGCACCGATTACATTTATCGCAACGGATTCTGAACCGGCCCAAGATGGAAGTCCCGTCAAGATATCATTTAAAAAGTTTGGTGTAGGCTTGATATCTTTCAGCCCTAACGTATTTAGTAACCTGGCAATCCAAACATTTTCTTCAGCCGGAGCTGATTCCGGTGCAGGCGTGAGAGATTTGGTCGGACCCGAGCCTGAGAATATTTGTGCTTCAGCTGCACGCCGATTAGTCAATACTGGATGAATTTGTAATTTGTCATTTTTATCTTTTGATTTATTATATTGTTTGAATTCCTGGGCCGCGCCTTCATAATCTCCCTGATTTAGTTTCTTAAGAAGGGTAGAGTTTCCCAGACCCGCAACACCAATATTAAATGCAAACGATACCAATGCATCAAACTGATCCTGGTTCAAAGTAACCGAAACAAAATCATTAATACCCTTTTCAACTTTATTAATGTCTGAACGAAAAAATGTCAAAGCTTCATTTTTTGTTATTTTTCCAGTCGTGACGCCTTTTGGTAATGAATGTCCATATCCGATCGCAAATCCATTACCGTCGGGATAAGCATCCTCTCTAAATCCTTCCTGATCTGCAATGAATTTGAGACCCTTATCCGACAGGGTCATGGGAGGATTTAACGAAGCTGTTACGTTGATTTGATAATCATCCGCACCAAACCTATCATTCTCGGCTATAAGTAAATCATCATACTTATCATTAATGTCTCTTGATTTCGGATATTCCTCATCCTGATCTGGCTCATTAACAATAGGTGTGATTTTTAATTGATTAGATATCTTTTTAACGTGCAAAGAATTATTAGAATTGGAAAGATGGAACCTGCAATGAATAACTAAAGATACTTTTCCTGATTTATCTGAAAATTTGGAATAATCCAAAGGGATTTCCAGACCACCGACCGGATCTCCGTTATCTTCTGATGCAAGAGAGCTGTACTTCCACCCTCGCATTTCACCATTCTTCCAATTACTTTGGATCTGCGAGATAAACGCAGAGTCATTCGTTACTGTTATTCCATTTTTATTTAAAATGTTTTTAACAATTTCAATCTGGCCTGGTGAAATATAAAATCCATTAATCAGTTTGAAAAACTCAGTTTGACTTAATATTTTACCTGCGACCGCTTTAAAAGCGCCGGGATCGTTAAGATATTTTTCAAGTATTCCGGCCTGCTCAGAATTGAGAGCGACGGATGGTTTTTTGACTGATTTAACTGGTGATGATTGTTCCGAAGATTGCGGTTTTGTCGCTACAACTTCTTTACTGATTTCAGTCTTAACTCTTTCCTGTTCAGCCGGGCTTACATTCTCAAATTTTTCTTTGAAAGTAGTATTGGCCTCATCCTGTACCTTCTGAGCAACTAATTCAGATTTACTAATCCACTCATTAAGGCTATTTATCTGCCCCTTAATATCTTTAAGATTAACCTGATATTCCTGTACATCAAAATCATCAATTGACTTTTCGATCCGTGCGAAAGATTTGTAAAGACCGCTAAGAATAGTTCTTAGTTCCTGGTTGCGTTCCTGGAACGCACCATAGTCACGTGACATTATTTTTCGTACAAATCTAGTAACTACATTCTTCAGATTAGCAAGGATGCCTGAAACTTTAATTATATCTTTGTCATGTGCGGTATAGAGTTGGAAAGATAATTTTGTAATTTCATTCATCTGCCAGCCCTTCCGCTATCGCTAGTAATTTCATACTCATGTTCGGATCCTGATCTTCCATCAATTCCGAATAAGACAAAATACCATGTATCATTTCTTGTTTATTTTTAGCAAAGGCTAATTTAGTCAGGAAATCTAATTTGATTGATGCCGATACCTCTGGAGAGGCGGAAGGAATGCCCGGAGTAGGTGCGGGTTTTGCTTTTATCGGAGCTGGTTTTGCTTTTATCGGAGCTGGTTTTTCTTTTTTGGGAAGTGGTGGCGGTTTTGGAGCTGATGGTTTTGGTGCAGGCTTGGCTCCAGGTGTAGCTTTTGATAAATTGGTCACCGCAGAAAAAACTGGAGCCGTAACTGGTGGAACCGGAGGAACCGGTGCAGCGACAGGCATGGGTGAAAAATCTCGAATCGTTCCTTCCAATTCGTTTTTTATATCTTCTTGTATATTTGTAGATACGGCGGGTGAAGTAGGTTGCGGAGCCGCGCTGGGCGCAGGCCGATTAAATAGAGATAACTGATCCCCGGGGCGAGCAGCTCCCCAATTCGATACCGGAGCCGTTACCCAAGTGGGCGCGGGCGAGGAGCTGCTGGGTTGAGAAT